CTTAACATACCATTATTACTCTTATCAGTTATTTCACGGAACTGTAAGTCAGTATTAGGCGGTGTTTTTGCTTGGTTGTTATTTTGAAGTGCAGAAGCTAAAAATGGGTAATGGAGAGGTCTTGGTGTCATTATCATTTAGCTATCTCCTATAGTCCTGAAGTAAAGTCAGGGACACTGAAGAAATCAAATCCACTGCTTTGTGAGTTGTTTAGTGAAAAGTTGGGCATAAAATTAGCACCACCACTACTACCTAAATCAACATTAACAGTTGGAGTAGTAGGAGTAGTATTTTGGAAAAAGTTGTTATCTTTCATAAAGTCGTATGCTGTCAGACCTGCACCCAAAGCACCTGTGATGCCACTAGCTGTAGGGCTGTATAAGTTGGGCTGTTGTCCTCTATACCCTGATGATCCTGTCGTGCTTTGAGGTGCTCCCTCCATGATGCCTGCCTGCCTTCCTAGAACATCCATAGGATCGCCTCTAAAGTATTCGTATCTTTCTTTATCAGCCGTTAATGCATCCATTCGATCATCTCTGTATGCCTGCCCTACATCAACCATGTCTTGTGATAGTCCTGTGCCAAAGTTATAAGCATCGCCAAATATACTTCCTAGGTTTTGGTTTGCTTGAGTCATCGCATCAAACCGAGAACCTTGTGCATCTAAAGATTGATTAATTAAATTTCTTTGTATATTGGTAGCTGTATCAGCGACTCTATCATCATATGCTCTTCTAGCAATTGCCTCAGCAACTCCTGCTCTCGATGCGTTTGTGTTGCCAGATCGAGCAGCACTAGCATCAATTCCTGTAAGTGTTTGTTCTGTTAGTTGTCTATAAGGATCACGCATAGCATTAGCTAAAAGTGAGTTTGCGTAATCTCCTGTTGCAAAATCCATTGCATTAGCCAACCTATCTTCTTGGGCTAAATTGTAAAGGTCAGAAGCATTGCGAGCAAAACCAGAAGTATCAGCCATCATTTGATTTGATAAGCCAAGATTGTTTTGTGCTCTTCCATAAATAGAATCTAAACCCTGTACAGTTTTAGGGTCTAAGCCTTCATACATAAGTCTTGAGTATGGACCTTGGTTTAAAGCATTATCTGTAAATATCTGTGCATCACTATAAATACTATCAAAGTAGGGTCTCGTCATCTCGAAACCTTCTCTCTGTTGTGCAAGTTCTTTTTCCGCAAACTCTAAGTTAGCTTTGTTTGCTCTTTCAGTAGCTTTGGCACTTTCTTTAGCTCCCATATAGGAGGCGGCTCCACCTATTACTGCTGTTGTACCTGCTATGGTTGCCGCTGATACTAATCCTGTCATTTTTTAGCCCTTTAATGTTTTAATCATCTTTTTTAGTTGCTCTACTTCTGGAAAATCTTTTACTACATCTTTGTAACTTCCAAAAAACAAATGTTTTCTTATGCTTTTGTCATCTAATAAATCACTTCTGTGTACCGTAACAAATTTAGCTTTTGTATGTGTATATAAAATACGCTGAGTTCCTTTGGGTGTAATTGTGTACCAAGGAGCTACAATTCTTTCAGCACCAAACTCAGTTAATAAGGTCACATCGCCTTCTAATAAAAATATAGGATTACTTTGTGCATGTATCTCAGTTACACCAACACAATTCGGTTGTGACTCCCACTCACGAATATACAAGCCATCTGCAAATCTATGGTTAACAGGGTAATCCTTGTATGTCTCTTCTCTAACAGGACATCCTTTTGCAATTAATGCTTTTGTAAACTCTTCAGCTTTTTCTTTAAACTGTTGCTCTTTCTTGTGAGCAGTTATGACTTTATTATAAGTATCAGTAGTAACTAAATCTTTGCTTGAGTACTTATCTAACTTTGTTTCCATTGCTCTCTCTCTTTAAATATAAAAGCAGATACGCTTGTAACTATTTAAGCAGTAGCTACACCTCTATAGACACGCTTAGGTTTATTTATAGGTTTCGGTTGTTTTACTGAGTTACCAATTTTAATACCACGATAAATAACATTTTTAGTCATAATACACCTCCGTAATTAATGAGATGCGTTCCTTCAGCTATCGCTTACTTCCGACCATAAAGGTTGAACGAGATTGACATTTATAAAACTACTCGTATCTGCTTTGTTAAACTATTTCCCATGCTGTACCGTTATATACAACAAGTTTGGTATCACCAGAACTAACACTAGACGGTACAGGAAACCACGGATCTACCGCATACCTAACCATTCCCTTTTTAGGATTTGTAGGTGGGTTATCCGCAACTGTTATACCTGACTCGGCAACTTCATTGGCAAAATTATCTATGCGTAAAAGTTCATTTTGTAAAAACGGATGTAATCCTTCTAAAGTTTGTGGATATAAACCTCTTGAGTACTTCGTCAGGGTCATATCTGTTTTTACATTGACAGCCATGTTAGTTACCTTTTAGCTATATTCATAAAGTCTGTATCAAATCCAGAAAACTCAAAATAAGTTTTTGGTGTTGGGGTTGTTATCTTGTAACTTAAATATCTACCACTAGCTCTTGAGTCTACTTTGTATTCTGATGACGGTAAAAAAGTTGTAACCGTAGAATAGTTAGGAGTGTTATTAGGTAAATCGGCTGCCCCAACTGATATATTCATTGTTCCAGAACTAGCTACACCATCTTTACTAGAAACCATCTGCGGAAATATATTCTTTATAGTTCTATAGGTATTTAAACCATAACCACCGCCTGTTTCATCTAAATCTATTCCTGTTCTCTCTAAAACAGCGTCTGCATTATAGATATCATCGTAAGTTGCAACTACCATCGACCGTTGAAGGTCGTCAATGGTCAATAAATTGCTATATCTAAAGCTATAATATGAGTCTGCTTCGCTTGCAGGGTAGTTAGTAGCACTAGAGGGTGACTCTATACGCAAAACATCATTAGTAAATAGTGTTTGCCTAGCCTTCGACCCAGATTGATCAACATAACCACCACCCAAAGATTCGTAGGTAGGTGATCCTGCCTCATTATAAGTGATCTCAGCACCTAAATTACCTACACCACCTGCTGTCAGGTTAGGTAGATCCATAAAACTACATGTACCATCCATATAGTTAAATACAAGTGCTTTATTACAATGGTCTGCTTTATCAAATTTAGCATTAGAATCTACTGATTTATAGCAGAAAAAAATCTTTTTAAATCGAACATCGTGGTGGACAAAAATTACATGATTTTTATTCGTGTCGAGATTATTAAAAATAAAATCTCTGACCTTATTATCAACTATACTCTGCTTTTGACTACCGTTGTGTGTATATATGTCATCCTGACCAAATACAAAGTGTTTACCTTCGACCTCAACAACGCTGTTTTGGTTTATAACACCTGAGTCAACAAAAAGTCGTCTAAAGTTAAAGACAAATTGACCACCTACAAAATCCATTAGCCACACCTGGTCCTTGCTGTAGATAATAAATTGATTACCTAAAGATAAACCATCGATAATAGGACCATCTATTTGTACTAGATCATTGAATCCTGCTAAAGATGTTGTATCAGTCTCATCCCATTTAAGTGCAGGGGTGTTTGCTGTAGTAGGGTCACACCATCTTACTCTAGATGGATATGTGTCAGAACCCTCGGTCATACTCAGTGCTATCAAAAAGTCACCATACGATCTCAGGGACTTACACTTCCAGACTTCTGTTAGTGTTCCCCAAGTAGATGTGACTCCTGTAGCCGAAGTTCCGCTATCTTTCGGGTGTAGCTCTCTAAAGAAAGCCTCGCTCGGTACTTTGTAGATAGGTCTTCTGTCTTCTTTAGCAAAGTAAATCACATCAGCTAAAGTTGTAGCAGTCACAGGGATAGTTTCAGGAGTGTCCTCTAGAGTATTGTCTAGGTAGGTAGCGTTAGTCATATCTGTAAATGTGGGATATGTATACTTACCGATTACATAACGCCTGTCGCATACGAAAAACTCATCGATGCCAGAGCTTGTTTCCTGAGATACCATGGTTGCAGTAGAGTACTCTCCTGTGGCTTGGAACACACGCTTAAACACAGGTGCTCTCTTAACCTTACCGTCTTCAAACATAACATTGTCAGCACGAGTAAAGCCATTGATAGGGAGGTTATATGGGCTAACATCAGTTACAACTCCTACATTACCAAGGTTTCTTATAGGTAGTATCGCCATAATAATATTCTCTTTCTAAGAGTCTCTTTTCCACATGTAAACCGCTATGTATGGTTGCATATTGTTGTGTGGTGTATTGCTACCAACGCTAGAAGTTGTCAGGGTCTCGGTGTCTAAAGCAATACCATTACTACCCTGAGTTACACCGTTTTCAGCATCACCGTTAGACGATCCATAGCTTCGACCTGCTTTAATGTCATAAGTGTGGGTGTGAGCAGGGAGTTCTCCTTCTACAAGTTGGTGATTATATTTACCACCGCTATCAGGGGTATCTGTACCACTAGCACCACCACTAGCAAATGTCTTGGACTCAGTTCCATCAGAAGCAGTACCTGCACCAATAAGAACACGACCTTCACTGAAGACAGACCAAGTTGTGCCAGACATGTAGGTCTGAGGACTCACATTCTTAACAGACATAAATATGCTACCCACAGGGTATACGAGGTCAACTGTATTCGCAGTTACCGTGGTCTGTACAAATGCCGTGGTTGCTATCTTGGTTGAGTTATCGCCTGTAGTAGGAGTCACTGAACTAGCTGAGGTTGTAAATGTAGGACTATCTATTGGTGCTTTTGCATCCAACTGTGTCTGTATATTACTTGTGACTCCATCGACATAGTTGAGTTCTGCGGTAGTCGCTGTAACGCCATCCATGAGATTCAACTCAGCCGTTGTAGCTGTACATCCGTCTAAGATGTTTAGCTCGGCAGCCGTGGATGTTACATTCGTAGTAACAGCAGGGTCGCCTGATACTCCTGAGAATGTAGTCTTAATACAGTCTTTGATAAATCGAAGGTGATCGTCCGCCTCGCTCACAGGATCTGTAGCTGTGGGGTTGCTGACATTCAAAGCACTGATGTGTTTCGTGGATGTATTTTCTAAAGCCATTGGTTAATACCTATGCAATATCTAAAGTGTGGTTTTTCGGGGACTCTGCTTAACAAAGCCTAATAACAACAACAACAACAAGGAAGCCTTTAACGCTATTTTGAAATTGGTCATTGTTTTTGGGTAGGGGAGGTCTGTTTTCAGGCTAGGAGTCCCAAATAATCAGGTCATAATATGTAAGTTGTTGATATGTCTATGGTTGCAATGTCAATGGATATAGCATCCGTTTACATATAGCCACTCACAAGGACGATATCATCAGGACATTAGTCATTATGTGAAATTTCTTGGTTTTGGGTAGAAATCTTTAGTCTACAAATCGGGACGCTAGACCCATGATTTCACCCATGATCTGACCCATGATTACACCTATGATCTGACCTATGAATCTC